CTTTAGGATCAAATATAAAATTAGCAACGAAGTAATCTACAATTTCTTGTTGTGAATACTTAGTTGCTAATTTCTTAAAGAAGTAACGATCGTGTCGTTGTTCAAAGGCATCTTCACTTGCACGAACCTTACCACGATACTTGTGGTAGTCGTACTTTTCTTTAGTGAAGTGTTGTTTCAATGCAAGATACATTTTATACACTTCAAATCCTGTCACAGTGGTAGAACTCCTTTGGAAGATTTCTTCATGTAGTTTAGTCTCTGTGCTTCATGACGGAGACGTTCTTTTAATGGTTTAGAAACTAACTTAGGTACAGTTTCTAACTCAACCTCATTCTCTTGGCAGTAGGTAACGATTGCTTCAATGTAAGTGATCAATCCGTTACTTGCTTTGACTAATCTTTCAATCTCTTGAGAGAACTTAGTTGGTGTCAGGAAGTTATCGTCTTGACCTTTCTTAGCATCTTTAGGCATTAACTTTTCCCCTAACAAATTCCTCAATGTAGGATTTAAGTAGTTGTAAATAGTCATCAAGATTGTGCTTCTGAAAGATTTGTATAGATCCCTCTTCTGTTGCGATAAGTGTGACAATTTTCTTGACCTCAATTCCAGTGCGTTCAAGGAACATCGCTGCGTATGCAGTTTCTTGTACAAAATAGTTTTCGATGTGTTCCTCTTTCTTTTCTTTAGTGGACGTTTTAAAATCAATTACTGCCAACTCACCGTCGAACTCTGCTATACAATCAACACGACCTGCTAAACCAAGGTAGTGTGAGTAAAGAAATGCTTCTAAACAATGTATATTGTCTATTCGATTGAGAGTATCTTTTGCGGACTGAAACATTCTAACAGATAATGGATTATTATCCAAGTACTTGTCGAGATCCAGTTCACCATTGATGTAATCTTCTGCGATACTATGAAACGCAGTTCCTCTCTGTGTTGCCCTTGCAGTAATACGATTCGCCTCGTCTTCACCAATTTTCTTTCTCCACTTTGAGAAGAAAGCAGCGTTCTTAAACGATGTGATTGAGGTGACGCTTGGGTAATATTTATCAGTTTTAGGTAGTTTATAAAACCTAACACCATCTTTATTCACAGGTTCGACCTCAAGGGGTTCGAGATCAACATCAATAAATGTAAAAGTCATTAAGAAAATCCTAGATTATATTTCGCAATTAGATACGACTTAACTAATCCAGAGCGAACGATGTCACCAATATCAAATTCGACACATGTGAACTCTTTCATTTCGTTAATGATTCTAATAAAATCTGAGATGCCAGACTTCTCATACTCTTTTGTTAAATCTGACTGTGCTATGTCTCCACAGAAAACAATCTTAGAATCTTCACCTATCCTTGTAATCATAGAGTCGAGTTCATGAAAGTTTAAATTACTGAACTCATCTACAATAACGATAGTATTATCAAGAGTGACACCACGAATGAAACTGGTAGACCAGAAATCTATGGTGTCTTGTGATCTGAGATTGTCATATAGCATCTCAAATGAATTGTCATCAGGCATACTAAACATATACCTTACCATATTTTTATATGGTATCTGATAGAGATAAGATTTATCTTCATGGTCACCTGGTAGGAAACCAATCTCTCTAGTAGGAACTAATGACCTTACGATTACTATTTTATCATATTGTGTGGATTCGTCAAGTACCTCTTGGAGTGCGAGATACAATGAAATAAATGTCTTACCTGTTCCTGCTGCTCCATGTAATAATAAATTTTGCCCACGTTGATACTCTGCGAACGCTGTCTTCTGATTCTCAGTGATAGGTTCGATGGGTGTCATGTAAGATTTGTCGATGGGTTTCTTACGTTTCATCATCTTCTTAGACATAGGTTGGATAGGTCCTCCGTTCTGACCATTTCCATTCATTTTCTTTCTCGCTCTTGGCATTATGTAAACCTCGAAAGATTAGCAGTAGGATGATTCTCTTGGACTTTAGACATCACTTCTTTGAATCCATCTTCCATCTTAGGAGTACCATAGGTAACACCACCAGTTCCTGCAGACCAGTCTTTATCCCATTCGGGATTGTCTTCTCTCCACTGCTCATAATCTTTTAAACTCATATGGAGTTCTTGTTTCTCTTGGGTATTTTTATTTATTACTGGGTAAATAGGCATGTTAAAACTCCAATGCTTCAGATGTGATAGGAAATTCTTTGATGAAGATGTCTTCAATGGCATGAGCAATATCCATATGCTCTTTCTGTGTACCATGTCCACCCCTTAGTTGTATGTAATGTATCCAAGAACGAACTGTTCCTGTCATATACAATCTTGTAGGTGTTGCTAGAGGGAGAACAAATCTCGCACACTCCTTCGCAATACCCGAAGCGAGGAGTTCATTGTAGAGATCCATCGCTTCAACGAAGTGTTCCGCAATCTTGTACTCAAGGTCTTTCTTTTTGTTGTAGGGTACGTCATCTGTGCTGTTCTGTCTATTCTTTGTATCTTGATGTCGGAGATCAAACATCGGTATCTCATCCGCTAATAAATTAGTATCAGCATATCTCTGAGAGAACTCTTGGAATGTAAATGATCTATGTCTAAGTATCTGTGCTGCAATACCACGAGTAGTTTCAATCTCTACTGTCATACTTGCTTGCTCAAAGATAGACCAATGACCATGCTTGATACAATACTTTAGTAGTCCTGCTACCTCAGGGTTCTCCTGATTCTTAGGATTGCTCACACGAGCAATGTATCCAATTAACTTTTCAGCGTCTGGTGTAACAGATACCTTAGTTATTTTCATAAGTTTTGAATAGAAGTGATACTAATAGACCTAGTGCTAGTGCTTGCCAATATGTAATTACAGTTAATCCAAACAGGGATGGCATGACCCAGTTCCATACCCATTTTACAATAAAAGGTTTAAGAAAGAATGTAATAACAGCACCAACTGCTTTACCACCTAGTTCTTGTTGTTCCTTCTCTGTCATTTGAGATGGGTTTTTAAAGTTCTTGTATACTGTCATCGTTTTTTCTTAGGTTTCTTTGCTTTTTCTGCAGGATCTGTCCACATACCAGGTGCAACCCTACCTTCCGCTTGCATCATACTAATAAAGTTTTCTTTATATGCATCATAGTAATGATCAAAAAGATCTACCTGTTTAGATGCCATTGCAAGATCATACTTCTCTACACCATCCACTTTATAGATGATAAGATAGCATGTATATGGTAGTGTCTTGTCTAGTGCTTCGTCCTTCTTACAATCTTGTTTTAAGATCTTCACGAACGACCTCCCCATGTAATTTGTGGGAATGCTTCAGAGACAACTGCTTTAGTAATCCTTTTGTACTTGTCATTCAAGTTACCATCTTTACAGAGGACTAAAAGTTCTGCCTCTTCAGCAGATAAACCTTCTAATAATTGAATGAACATTTGTTCTCTCTTAACACGAGGAAGTTTAGGTTCTCCACCTCTAAAAAACCTATAGAGACCTCTGTACTCGGATTCTAAACGAGTATGATCTGTCCCTACAGGTGCATCATTAGGATTGAATGGTACCTCTCCCTCTGGCATCAGGCACACAATAGATTCATCAAAATTAATGATCATCAGTTGCCTTAACGCAACACTATTATGTTTTTGTAGGAGTGCTACCTTTTCTTTTTTAGTTTTAGCATTAGAGACCTTACGTAAGACCTCACTAATAAGCAATCTAGTGTTGCTATTTTCAAGTGTTTTTGGCATGATTAATTAATCGTCATCTTCATCGTCGTCTTCAACGATCATGTCACGAAGGTATAGTAGATCATCTTGAACTACTTGCCCATCATCATCTAACATTTCTGGATGAGATACAGATTTAGCATAGGCAGCATTTTCAATGTAGTCTTCTACATATCCTTTTGCTAACCATGAAATCGTAATCCCCAATAAGAATGCTCCGATTGTGACCAGAACAACTAATGTGATTTCTAAAATAAAAGATTCCATTAGTTCCCCCTTGAGTATCTGTTTTTATTTAGACCGTTTCTTACGACCAGGTTTCCTTTCCTTTTCATACAACCAAGCACCTTCTAAGATACTATAGAGATATTTTCTGATTTTTCTTGCTCTTGGTTTACCAAGATAACCATATGCTTCACGAAGCATTTGGTGTTCAGAATCAGAACCACCTTTGATGTATGCATCAAGGTCAGAAATAGTTAAAGCAAGACCACCTGCAGTAGGAGAGTCGATAAACTTCCTAGTATATGCTCGTGTTGCTTTTGAGTCCTTCAAGTAATTATAACACTTAAAGTAAAATTTGTCATCTTTGAAAGCAAGATCAATTGCTTGATCGACCATTTCATAAATGTCATCCATTAAATAATTCCCTCTTCCTGTAAGAAGTGCAAGGTATCTTTACAACCACCTATGTGTTTGTGATC